GATGTTATGTATTTAAATAATTCCTGTATCAATCTATCTGATGGTGAAACATAATCTTGTGCATTTGAAATGTTTCTTTTATTTTTTTCCAACCATTCTATGAGTGTAGGAAAAACTTCATTTGTAACCAACATAGCACTCAAAGCACCACGCTCTTCATCAAATTCTGCTCTAGCCATTTTTTTAGCTTCTGGTTTTTTCAATCTTTTATCTTTTTCTTCCCATTCTTTTCGTAATTTTTCGGCTTGAACTTTATATTTTTCATTGACTTTTTTATAATCATTAAAAAGTTTTGTTGCTAATTGTTTATCGATATATGAAACAATATCACAAAATATATTCCATGAACCAATAGAACCACCTCTTGCTTCCATGTCTCTACTTTCTAATTCGGCTTTCATGGTTGCCCTAGATGCATCATGCCTAATCTTAATCATTTCACGATCAGATTTTGAAAATTTTATTTGTAAGTCTCTAGTTTGTGGTTGTTTTAAAGTATATTTTTTCCATGGTTGTTTTAATCCATGATATTGATATTTTAATATGGCTGTTTGTTCTTCTACTTTATCAAAGTTCACCTTTTTGATTGTTACAGTATTTGTTTGTTTCTTTAATGATATTGGTAATAGATCACCTGATGTTATAAGTTCACTAATCATGTTATTCATAATATCAAAACCATAGCTTTTACCACGACCAGTTACATATAAATCTACATTTTCTTTTATTCGTTTTGTTGCTTTGTCTGTAGCAAAATATATGTCAGCTGGTGACCATTTGTTTACATCACCAAAAGCTGGAGCTGGTTTGTTTTTATTCGCTATCTTAAAAAGTGCTTCAATGTTTTTCATAACCACCTTATCACCACGGTAGTACCAAACATCACTAACATTAGGTTTCTTTGCAAATCCTGAGGAGATAGTTGTTATGTCCTCTACTAATTTTTTACCAATCAATGCTGAAGAAATATACCATGTTTTTTCTGTCATTAAGAAGCCTTCTATATCACCATAAGGTATCTTCTGAGCACCAGTTGAAGCTTCAGTAAATTTATCATAGATAGACTGCAATGAATCATTCTTTGCCTTGAAAACACTTTTCCATTTTCTATCGAATTTAGAAAAATCATCCAATTCTTTATTTTTAGGATCTAAGAATTCACCTAGACTTTTTCCTTTGATTTGCAAATAATCTGCAATCGCACAAAAGAAGGCTTGTGATGATTCAGCTAGTGAGGTGGTATCGGCCATTTTAAGTTAAATAAAAATATTTATCTGATTATTTGTATGTCTTTTCCAGAGGTCCAGATTTCAAGTTCTTTTCTTAGACGACCATCAGACTGTAGATTCTCATAACGATTTGTTGCTTTCTTCTTCCACCAGTCTATGATATTTGACAACTCAAACTTATCATAGTTTTCATCTGGTATCAACTTGTCTGTTTTGCAGTTCACATAGTCAATGAAGTTCTTAAAACCATAGTTGGAATAATAGTATCTCTTTTGTTCGGTCAAGTTCTTTGCGTTACTAATTATCTGTTCGAATTTTTCTAGTTCAGGACTATCTTTTAACGCAGATTTGGTTAATGATATGGTACAATAACGAAACCCATAATTGCAGATTGATTGAATCGTTTGGACCAGTCAGGATTCTGCGTAAAAACTTGTCCAAGAAGATCATTACGAGGCTTACAGTTGATGACTGGTGAACCCAATCGAATGAACCCCACATACTTTCCGGTGTTCTTCTCTTTGATACCAACTCTGATCTGTTTACCTACTGGTTGAATGTTCACATGGGAACTGGTAATTGACAAAAGTGTTTCCCATGTTTCATTTGGTGTTTCCTCAATAATAAAATCCATGTCTGCTGGCGCCATGGAGAAGTCTGAGAATAGATCATCTTCTGGTGGAAATAATGATGTGGGAATTTCTGATAATGCATTTAACTTTTGATCACGCATATATTCATCAATGCGACCAAAGTTACCAAAATAATCCTCAAAGACCTTTGCACAATGCAAAGCATCATCAACACTTAATTTCATACTTTGAATCCCTCAAAGCTTTTCTTTTCAGCATTACCAAAAGTGTTCAATGGTTTGTCGTTACCTTTGTGACCAGAATCTACAATATTACTTTGTGCTGATTGTTCAATATCATATAACTTCATTTTGGCTCTATCAATTCCAACTGTGAATCTCTTGTGAAAAGTTGGATCATTATATCGATTCTTCAATTGTTTCACCATGATTTGACCAAGTTGGTCTAAATCTTCTGATGAAATCAAAGCAAACATTAAGTCTGCTGTCGCAGGTAAGCCAAACGACTCTGAAGTATCTTCCAGTCCCGGATCACTTGATGTATACCCGCTTCTAGTGGTTTGGGTCGCACTAACAATAGGTACATTGAATTCCACAGCCAGTCCCCGTAGCTCTTCAGCAATTGCTTTGACGTAGGTGTACGAGTTAATAGAAGCGCCAGGTTTAATCCTAGCAGAACAGCAAATGTTAAGATAATCAACAAAAATAATATCGGGAACAAAAGAACGCTTAAGATTAAGTTCATTTAATAAAGTTCTAAAGTGAATTACTGAAGCTGATGCGGTTGGATATTCTTTGATAATTAATTTGCCCGTTGTTTTATCACGGACACGATTGACCTTCTTATCGTATATATCTTTCGGCAATTCTTGAAGATCACCAATATCAACATTCAAAAGATTTGCATCAATACGTTCTGCAATCTTTTCTTCGGACATTTCTAACGTGAGGTAAAGAACATTTTTACCTTGAACCATACAGCCAGCGGCAACATGGCACATAAAAAGAGACTTGCCAACACCAGTGCCAGCAAGGGCGATATTAAGAGTTTTATTTGGAAGGCCACCTTTTGTAATCTTGTTAAAATAGTCCAAGTCAAAGGGTATTCTTTCTTCTTTTCTGTGATAGAATTCAAATCGTTCATCAGAGTTCTCCAAATAGTCATGGCCAACAGAGTTATCGAAACTTACAGATAGAGCGTCCGATAATATCTTGGGAATCTGACCTTTGTCGTGTTGTTTGTCTTTCCCGTCAAGAATAGAAATCGACCCAAGTACTGCGTTGTATATTGCTTTCTCTTGACAGAACTTTTCGGTTTTATCAACAAGCCATTGAATTTCGGAACTTGTTTCTTTATTAGATCCAATTTCTTGGAGATAAGTTTCGCACTTCTGTAATTCATCATCTGTAATATTAGTCTTTTCTTTGATGGTAATACTAAGTGCTTCAATTGTTGGCGCTTTATTATAAGTTTGCGTGAATGATGTAATTTCATTGTAAACTAACTTCTCAACATTTGTAGAAAAATATTCTCTCTTTAAAAATGGTAATACTTTTCTGAGATAGTCCTCATTATAGATTAGGGTCTTTAATATCGTCTGTTCCAGTTTCATTAATATTTTCCTCTGCTTTCAATGCTACCAAATGTATCTGTCTCGCTGCTCATTTCTTTTCTCCTGTATTGTCTTTTCACCCCAAATTTTTCTTGGATTTCCACACAAAGAACAATCGGAATTTCCACAATCAGCCCAATGTTTTTTGGCGAATCGATGTATACTGTCTACAATTACACCATATGCTTTGGCAATTTTAGATTGTTTCTTTGCGTGTGTTTGTGTCTTTAATCTTCTTTTTGAATGTCTTAATTTTGAATAATCATCACTCATCATCTGATCCATTTATTGTTTCAACTTCAAAGGTTTCTTGTACATCTTCATCTTTGATAATATCTGTTGCAGCAACACGATATTTGTTTTCAACAAATTCACGAAACTTTTTATCTTTCAATATTGACATCCAAAAGTCTTTGCTGTCAACATCTTTGATTCTATATTTTTTATCTTCGATTTCACCAGTCTTTACATCAACCTTACTGTACCAACCGTTGGATGGTTTAATAACGTGACCAGATTCGAGTGCAATATCAAGTAGACCAGACCAACGGCTAATGCCACCATCAAAAGATACAGTAACAGGAATCTTTGATTTTTCTTTAACATAACGAGATTTTTCAACATTGATAATAAAGTTGTAACCGACAATTTCTGTTCCTTCCTTTTCTTGTTGTCGACCAATAATAAAAATATTATCGGCTGAATAATAAGAACCGGTGCCACCACCAACAATATCTTTAGGGAACATTCCAATTTCTTTGTAGGTATGATTGACTACAATCATTGGAATATCTTTCAATGATAGGTGTGGTGTGACCATTCTAAACAAACTTTTAACTTGTTTTGCTCTTGACATATCTGCAACAGATTTTTGTTCAAGTGCATCTTCAACTTCTTTCTTTGATGCCAAATTACCGATAGAATCAACAACAATAATCAAACGATCACCACGTTCTAGGTTTGACAATTGATTCATTATGTCAAACTTTAATTGTTCTATATCGGTAATAGGAGTGTGCAGAACACGATCAGTATCAATACCAAAGCTGTCAAAGTAGGATTGAGGAGTACCAAACTCTGAATCATAGAATAAAAGCGCTGCATCATTATATTTCTCCAAATAAGATTTCGCCATCAATAACGAAAATGCGGTCTTGAAATGTTTTGATGGACCTGCCCACATTGTAAGACCTGGTGTTAAACCACCATCCAATTTACCACTAAGTGCCACATTAACAATTGGCACAGAAGTGGGAATCATATCTTTCTCAGTAAAGAATTTTGATTTCGATAGAATAGCAGATTCTTTGATGCTACTATTCTTTTTAATTTTATCAAGTATTCCCATAATTTACCTTTCAATCAAATCCATCTTTTCGGTTTCGTTTTTCTTTAAATGCATATTCAGCATCATAATCATACTTAGGTTCTAACTTCTTAACAGGTTCTTCTGTATATACACCAGGAGAAATGTGTGTTGTTTTCACTTCTTGTGGTGCAATGTAATCACCTGGTCTTTCCATTGGCATATCATCTTGTTTACCTATTGGTGGTATTGTGATACCAGAAACAGGATCAATCTCTATATCGGCTAAATTGTTTTTCTCAATCTCAACTATATTTTCTTTTTTTGGTTCTGGTACAAAAACTGGTATTTCAATATCATTTTTTTCTGGTATGGTTTTTTCTTTAATCGGTTTCGATTGATTCATTGACATATTCGCAGCAATTAATAATAACACAGCCAGCGGGTCAAATACAACCATAATTAACATGATTACCAAACGAACTGCCTTATCTATGGCATTGGCATCATCTGTACCATATACCAAATCACCAATATATTTTATTGGACCAACTTCGGCAAGTAATTTAGTTTCTTCTTGTAATAATGGCAATCTTCTTCTATTGATTTCAGCCAATTCTTTTTGTGAATCCTGAATCTGTCTATCTATTCTTGCTGATGCAGTTTCGGGATCACCGGCACGTTTCAATAGATATTCTAATCTCTCTTTTACAATTTTCTCTTGTTGATTGAGTGTCCTTATTTCAACAGAATTTGCACCTGCCGTTAAAGTAGAATCAATGTGTGCTTTAGATAAGAAACCAAAAATACCCATGCTGGTGATTATCATAAGAATGACCACAGCAGATGTCAGGTATGCTTTAAGAAGTCTTGGACATATGATCCAATTTCTATACAACCAAGATGCAGTAACTAGTTTACTAGCTTCTAACACCGATCCCATAATAACAATAGGCCAAAATGCACCTGTAAAGATGGCAGCTAGACCAATAATTGA